GTTGTGGGCGGTGCGATTGCCGGAGGGGTCGGGGTCGTGGCCGGGGCGATCACGGCGGGGTCAAAGTCCAGTACCATCGTGCATGAGATACCGGACGGCTTCTATCTGCAAATCTTTCTGAAAGACGGGTCTGGGTATCAATGCCCGGTTCCGAGTGACGGGGCGATTTCCAATAAAGTCCCGAAGATGTGGCTCCACCTGGCGAGTAAATTGCAGACCATCGTGGAACAGAACAAAGAGTGAGGCTCCCGCTGGGGCGGGAGTGACAGCCATTACGGGCTATCGGAGCAATCCGGTAGCCCTTTTCTTTTTTTGGGAGGTCATTATGAAAATTGATGTGCTGGGGACAAAATACAATCTGCGCCGGGTCAACTTTGACCAGGACGAGTTCATGCGGAAGATGAACTACGGCGGCTACTGTGACAACAACACCAAGGAGATCGTCATTCTCAATCTCAAAAGCACCCCGGATTGGGCCTCGGCTCAGGAAGAGGTCATTCAGCGCATGGAGAAGTGTACCATTCGGCATGAGCTGGTTCACGCTTTTCTCAATGAGTCCGGCTTACAGTGGAACAGCTTTGCCCCGGAAAAGGCTTGGGCCAAAAATGAGGAAATGGTGGACTGGTTTGCCATTCAGGCCCCGAAAATGTTTGAGGCTTTCCGGCTGGCCGGGGCCATTTGAGGTGATTTCATGGATTATCAGAAACTCGCAGAGAGTATCAAGCGGCATATTGAAAACCGGCCCAGGGACGCTTCGGCGTACACTGACCTCTTTTCCCTCTGCCGCCAGTGGGAGGAAGAGAATTTTCAGGAGGCTCACGCTCTGAACAAGGAGCTGCGGGTCATGGCGGCAAAGCAACTGCGCCTTGCCTCCCCTTCGGAAGCGGAAAGGTTCTATGAGGCATGGAGGAAGAGCCTCCTGTTCGATGCGCCGCACAATTTTGATGCGTTCATGACCTATATTGAGCTTGACCGGAAGCCGGAAAAGCGGTTCTATGCCCCCAGACGGCATTACCTGAAACCGATGGTACAGGGTTTTCAGGACATACTTGACAAAAAGCTGCGTCTTTTGACAATATCCATGCCGAAACGAGCGGGAAAGTCCCAGACCGGCATCAATTTTGTAAATATGCTCTCCGGGAAATTCCCCGACCGATCTACGCTGATGGAAGGTACCGGTGATGACCTTGTGAAGAGCTTCTACAACGGGTGCCTGGAATATCTGACGGTGCCGAACGAGTATCTGTTCTACGATGTGTTCCCGGAAGCCCGTCTGGTGCAGACTGGAGCGGACACGAAGATCATCAACCTCAAATCCAAGTCCCGCTTCCCCACTATCATGTGCCGCTCCATTGATGCTCGTCAGGTGGGCTTGTCTGAGGCCACCAATGTCCTGTACCTTGATGACTGTGTGGAGGGCCGTGAAGAGGCGAAGAACCGGCAACGGCTTGATGACAAGTGGGAAGTGATCTCCGGCGACATTATGGGCCGTGCCATTGAGGGTACCCCCATGGTCTTCACTGGCACCAGGTATTCCATTTATGACCCCATTGGCCGTATTCAGGAGTACGCAGAGCAACAGGGTTGGGCATGGAGGGCCATTGAGATACCAGCCCTTGACCCCATCACGGACGAAAGCAATTATGAGTATGAGCGAGAGGGCCAGAAGATTTTCACCACGGCCTACTTCCGGGAGCAGCGGGAGCTTCTGTCCGCCGAGCAGT